TAATCCATTGTTTCCAAACGTACCATTGAAACTATATGTGATATAATCTTTTATTAGCTCTCCTATCTCAAATATTACAAAGTTATTGTTTGCTACCTCGTTTTTTCTAAGTGCATAAGTTGTACTTGGACTTGTTTGGTATGTTCCTGAATATATTGAAATTGTAAGAGTACAACTCGCTAATGATGCGTGTGCAACTTTTACATATACAGGACTATTTATGTTTACTTTATATATTGCCATCTTCTATTGTTTTTTCTGCATCATTTACAAATGCTGCTATTAATTCTGGGGGTAAAGTTTTAAATCGTTTCTCAAAAGGTTTTGTAAAAAATAGACTTGGCCTAATGCCTTGTTCAAATATTGATTTGGCTATAATAAAATTTAGGCCTTTTCTTTTTGTGAATCTACCTCCTTCTTCTCTTGGTGCAATACCTTTTCTTACTGTCCATTTATCAAAAGCTGATGAAGGTGGTCTCTTAGTTGTATATTTGAAAGGTGTCTTATATTTCTTCTTTGTACCTGAAACACCTTGATCTTGATATGCACCATATTCCTCCATCAAGAATTGTAAGATGAAACCTGAACTATCTGACAATATTTTATAGTCAAGAGAGTTATATAGTTTCTTGGAAACATTCTTATTTGTTTTTGTAAGATTGCTTCTTGATTGTTGAATTACATACTTAGCAAAACTGTTTAATATCTTTTGTGTCTCTTGTAATTCCATCAGCATTTACTTATATCATTCTCTATTAGTATATTCATTGTAGCTGCCCATCCTGCTAACTTGTTTTCAAATCTTTCATAGAAAGGTTCACAAGAAGGGTCTCCATCTAATTGGTATTTGGTTGTATATAAACTACCTCTTCTAAGTAACACTATAATTCTATTAAGTACGGCCAACTGTGTATTCAAAACATCTTGTTCATTGTCATTTCCCACAAATATATCTGTCTCTGCATCTTTGTATTCATTTATCATATCCATAGCCATAATTGTAATATTGAAAGACAATACTTGTTCTTGTGTAGTTACGTTATTTACTATAATATGAGCAAGAGGAAATATTGTTTGTTTGTTCAAATCAATATCTGTTATATCTCCTGTTGTTACTGTATTGATATTGCTATCGTTTAACAAGTTATCTTTTATAGTTGTTGTAAGTTGATAAAACCCTCTTATACCTTGATTACTCATCTTGTTCTATTTTTTAATTGTTTTGATTCTAATTCACTTTTCTCTTTCATAAAACTTAACATAGTCAAACACTTGTGTACATTTAGTTCAACGATATGCTCAAATCGTCTAATATCCCCCTGAGAGAGTGCAAAAATTGATTGATACCATCCCCATTTCTGCCCAAATTGAGAGACGGAGGTAAGGGCTTCTCCTTGTTCTGTTCCAAATAAACTGTCATAAGCCTCGACAAGTCGATTCCTAAACGATAAAAAAAAAGCATACTACCAAGTACAATATCCATTGGCATATCCTTATATACATCTTGACCTTCTGCTTTATACTCCTCTATGGTATATTTGTTTTTATAAGTGTTTATGATTGGCCTATAAAGAACTGCCATAGCTTTTTCTACTTGTTGCCATTTACCTAAGTAAGTATCAAGATCAACATATTCTCCCAAAGTCATATCATCTAGGTTTGGTATAAAACCATACTCTATACCATTGAGTACAAACCTTGTTTTGATATGTGGCTTTTGTTCAAACATATCTGCAAGTATTCCTGTAATTCTATGAACGTCTTTTGCTTTTAAAGTGTAGGCCTCTTTGAGACTTATACCACAAAATATTTCTATCATTTTAGAAGCTAGAAAGTTCTCATCTGTATTATCTTCTTGTATCTTGACAAACTTCTGATACTGCCATAATTTGATTTCTGACAAATCATTTGGTACAGTTATTTTAACTCTCATATATATATATCGAAATCTAAAGTGGATTTTTGACAAAAAAAAAGGAGGCCAATTTGAGACCTCCTATCATTCAGTTATTATGAAAAACTAAACTAAATATGTTGCAATTAAATTAAACAACTAACTAATTAACTGAATGTATACTCCTATATAAAATACTAACCAAAGTAGTAATGCTTTTATGAAAAATTTAATATCTGACATTGTTTTGTTTTTAAATTAATCCGTTTTCAAAAAGATATCTTTCATCGTAAAAATCGAAACCTGGATTTCTTTTTTCTCGTAATGCTTGTTCTTTAGTTTCACATTCAACACAGAATCCTGTTTCCTTACATACTACCATATAAGGGTATTCTTCTCCATCTGTTATATAAAATGTAAAATCGTCAGGGTCTAACCAAACCCAATCTTTCGTGTTATCTTTTAAGTTACTCATAGTGTTTTGCTTTTAATTATACAGCTAATATAATACTTTTTTGAATATAATTAACATTTTTTAATAAATATTTTATCTACCTCTGTTATCTTATAACATATTTACCTTTGTTTGGCCTTTCTAATTGCATCATAAGTGCATATCGAGCTGCATCAATGCAGTCAGGATGTAGGCCTGTAGGTTTCTGTATATTGTTTCCTTCTTTATCTTTATCCCATACATAGCCTTGTAGTTCTCTAATTAGATTCTTCGATCTTGATGTTACATACACTTCATTCTGATTTATGAGGTTTATACCATAGATTACAGAATCTCTACCTTTTGTAACAGGAAATATTCTATGGCCGTAACTTCTAATTTCTTGTATTGATTTGGGTTCTGCACTATCTGCGTAAATATGTTCTAATGCTCTGCTATCAGTAATAAAATTACTTATGTCTCTATTTAACATACCTTTTCTATACAGCAGCTCATCAAATATATAAGCATTGTTCCATTTGTATAATCTTATGTAAGTTGTAGGGTCTACAGAATATCCAAAGTCAAGACCTGCACAAAGAAGCCTTGCATCATCTGGTAATTTATCTATTGACTTCCAATCAGGAATACAAGCACCCTCTAAACTACCTATCTCTCCAAGTCCATATACTTTCCACCAATTAGCCCAATATGTAGATGTCTTAGCTTTTACTCTTGCTTTCTCTATTTCTTTTACTATTGACTTTGGTAAACTATCATTGTCTTTGTAAGTAAGTGTGATAAAGTTTGTATCTTCTTGGCCTATCAATTCTTTATCTACCCAAAACAAATTAGTTGGATTATAGTCAAGCCATATATTACCTGATGTTCTTACAGCTAATTGTTGGTAGGCCTCAAAGCTAATATTGTTACACTCATTGATAAATAAGTCTGTTCTTCTTGCACCTCTCAGTTTGTCTGGTTGGTCTGTGCTAAAGAACTCTATGTAACTACCATTACTAAATTCGTATTTTAAGATACTTCTATTGAACTTTCTTTCATCATACCTATTCAATACCTTAAGTATATTTAGAAAGTCTTTTAAAGCTCCTCTACGTAAGTGTGGTACTGATTCTGCAACAACGCTTATTTCTTTAAATCGATAACGCATACCATAATCTATCAAGATCATAAGTATTGCAATAGTCTTTCCTGCTGACGAGCCTCCTCTAATTATTCGTAGTCTTTTATCAAGGCCTCTAAGTTTGTCGAGTGCCGTAGTTTTGGTAAACATCAGTCTATAAATAACGGCATATCCTCGTTTATACTAATGTCCTTAGTCTCTCTTGGTTTGCCGTACCTATAACCCATATATAAATTTAAAGCTCTCATATCTCCTTTATCAATTAAATGTTTTAGTTTTTTTATTACCTCTTCATTGTTGATTATGTTATCAAGTTTTTCTATGAGTTCTTTTTCTTGTGTTTTAGGTTTTCTACCTGCTCGTCCTTTTGTAGAATGGCCTCCATTATTTTTTCTTCCGTCCATAGTAAAAATTAATAAAACATTAATTAATTAATTCTGTTTATATCTATATATCGTAAAATTCAATTAATTTTTGTTTATAAAGATTGTTTTAAAATTTCAATACACAACTCCTCTGGTATTTTACTTCTTTCGTAATTACCTTTTAATCCCTGTGTACCTGTTGTGCTTCCTCTTGGAGCTGATTGGTGGTGGCAATTTATATTACCATTATAACACTCTGGTCTTGGTTGCCACCCATTTGGATTAAAGACAGATCGTAAATTATTAGTCCAAATGTCTGTTGGTTTTGCTCTTGTGTCTCCATATTTACAATACCAAACTGTCGCTCTTGGTAATCCTTTAACAATTTCTAATTTTCTTAATTTGCCTCTTGGGTTTTCAATGTACCAATACTTTGGATTCAATTCTTCAATTATACTTAATGTTTTTTTTACTATGAAAACACCCAAACTTGCCTCTATTGTTTTTGGTTTGTGGTTTTTGTACCAATGTTTACCGATACTTGCTACACTAAAATATGTACAAGGTGGACTTGCCCAGACAATATCTGGCTTGAATGGTACTCTATTAATATCAAAATCTAAAATATCTATTATATAATCTATTCTATCAAAATTTTTTATATCAGATGTAAAAACGTTATATCCAAATTTTAAAGCCTCTTTACTAAAACTTCTGCTTCCTGCGAATAGTTCAAGTACGTTCATTAAAATTCTAATTCTTTTTGCTCCATTGTATCTACCAGCTCTACCATCGTCTTTATACTTTCATCACTTAAATAATTTACTTTAAGTTTTATAAATTCTATCTTGGCCTCATTGTTTACATCTTTTATATTCTTTGTGAGCATTGTCAGCCACTTTCCTAAAGTTTTATTTGTAGTTAAGTATATCTCAAACATATTGAGTGCGTGTAATACTGATGAATGGTCTGAGGTTTTTCCATACTTACGAAAGAAGTTTGCTATTTGTTGTAACTTCATCTTTTCATATTTGTATAGTATAAATACAAGTAGTGATCTTGCTTCTACTACATCAGACTTTCTTGAGTTCTCAAATACATCTACCTTTGCTATTTTTTTTATTCTGTTTGCTATTCTTAATTGTTTATTCATAATGTTCCTTGTATTATATAATTATCTAAGTCATATCCTTCTATAAAAAACTTCTCAAATATTTTTAGAGCTTCCATAGTTTTACGTTCTCCTTCTGCATAAAATTCTTTACTACATTCCCATTTACCAATGTCCAAACTACCTTTGTCTATTACAAGAAAAGTAAAGTCTTTGTAACTAACATCATATAATTTACAATATAGAAAGCATTGTATATCATAAGAATACTTCTTTGCTGAGTATGGGAAACCTTTTATGTCAGTTGTTGTTTTTATATCTACAATTCCTCTACTACTTAATACATCAGCCTTGCCTCTAAATGGGTAACCTAGTATTGTATCTATTGCAGGTACTTCAAATTGGCAGTCTGTTATGAATTTCAAGGCTTGTTCGTTTCTCAAAAAGGCATCAGCTATCTTTTCTGCATTTTCTTTTTCTGTTCTCGTATATACCAAACCATATTTTTCTTTTGCTTCTTTATATGCTTTTGTATTTTTGGAAGATACATTTACAAATATTTGTTCTTGGAATTTATCAGGTTCTAATATACTTAGATGTACTAATCTACCATCTCTTAATGGTTGTGTTTCTGGACTACCATATTCTGTAACAAACTTATATGTTTTTGGACTTGACAATAATAATTTTAAAGAAGAGCTGCTTAATACAAGTCTAGCAAGGTCTCCATAATAAAAATTGTCATCCACCATTTTTTCTAACAAATTTTTCTTGTTGTATTCGTTTCCGTCTAAAAGTTGTATCATTCTCTTGTTTTTTGATTATTATATTTGATTCTAATTTGTTTGTGTACATATACATTACGTTCAAACATTTTATAAAGTTTCCTATTTCTTTTTTTCTTTGTGGTTCTGCTGATTCAAATGCTTTTGTCATAGCATTACCAATATAGTTGAAAGCTAATTCAAACTTTTGTTTTTCTTTTATATCCATAGTTTTAAGATTACATAGCTACCAATAGATATTGTAAATAGTATAAATGCAAATTTTAAGGTCTGGTAGGTAACTTCTTCTTTCTTTGGGTTTCTACCTTGATTGCTTCGATATTGTCTTTGTTTTTTCATTCTTGCAATATAGTGAAAATAATTCACATTTGAATATAACTATGATTTATGTACGATACTTGCCATATCTTCTGTAAGTAAATATACTTTCTTGAGCAACTTCTTTTTTGTCCATAAGGTAGTATCAGGACAATACAATTCTTTTACTTTTGGCATTTCTAAATAGTTTATCCAATATAAATATGTTCCTTTTGGGTCGCTAACAAAATAAAGTTTGACGATCTCAGAATCCATTTCCATAAGTTTATCATACTTATACTTTTCGAGAAGTTTGTCTTTATAATATTTATTTCTAAACTTCATTTCCATAACGCACTTATGGCCTTTTGGTGTAAAACCAGATGCGTCATAATGTTCATACTTTCCCTCACTCCATTTAAGATTCCATCCTTCAAACTCATTAAGGAATGATACTACAGTTTTTTCAAACTTATTTATCGTTTCTATACCCATTGTCGTAAATAGTATTTATATCACTAATCCATTGATTCCATTGTCGAGGTGTACAAGAACAAGGTAAATAATAATCGTGTACAAAATACTTAGAATGTATTTTTGCTATTAGTACTTGTTCCTCTTTGTTTATACTGCTACTATTTACAGACTTGAATACAGTCCATCTGTCGTATTCTTTCTTATTTAGTTTCTTCCATTTTGTCGCCATTTCTTGATATGTTGTTTAAGTATTCTTTTCTATCATCACATCCACAGTCATCATACCCTAATTTATTTGCTATCCAAGTAGCTATTGCCTTACCTTTTCCAAATGTAATGATGTTTATTATATATTCTAATTTGTCTCCTAATCTCATATTATATTATTTTGTAGCTAAATATTTCAAATAGTTATATTGTTTTTCTGTTAGTTTTTTATTTGATTGAAAACTTTTTAAACACCATCTTAAAAAATCAATTTCATTGTATGTAGTAAATTTATTGTTACCCAGCATTTGTGATATAAAATTATATTGTTTTAAAGATAATTTGTAATATGCTTGACCATTCAAATAACTTTTGTTTGAAAATTTTTTAATTTTAGTAAAATTATTGCATCCCTGTATACTTAATTTTTTTTTTGGTTTTTTTATTTCATAATTGAAAGTATCTAGTTTTTTTTTGATTTGTCTTATCTCTTCTTTTTGTAAATGAAACCACTCAGTATTATTTGGTAAAAGTTTTTTTGTTGGCTTAAATTTACCAAAAATATAGTGTTTTACATTTTTTGCTTTATATTCTTTTTTTATCTCTAACTCAAAATTATATGTGTTTTCTAAATATTTTTCATATATAATTTTTAAATCAAAGTCTATATCTTTTTGAAGTGTTTGTTTTCTTTTTTTTACATTATTTGATACGCCAATTTTACAATATTCAAATTCGAAGGAATCTTTGAAACTCATTATGTATAAATATTTATTCATAAAAGCTCTTTTAGTTTTGATTTTACTTTGTTGAAAGTATTGTAAAGTGAGTAATAAGATATATCTGTTTTTCTTGAA